TGTCGAGGGTACTGACTACACTATCGACTATGTGAACGGACTGCTGTACACGAAGGTCGGTGGGTCGATCACGGCGAGCGAAGCGCTCAAGGTTGGATTCGCCTACTGTGACCCGTCGAAGGTGATTGCAACTGACATCGTCGGCACGGTTACCGCAGGCGTCTACACCGGCATTCAGGCATTGCAAACCACATTCCAGACGATGGGTCTGTTTGCGAAACTGCTCATCACTCCGCGATTCCAAGACACGGTGACCAGCGCCGCACTCCTGGCAATGGCCGTCAAGATCCGCGCTTACGCTTTCACGGATGCGGCACCAGCTACGACCGTATCCGCCGCCATTGCCAACCGCGGGACGAGTGGGACCACGTTCAATCAAGCCAGCGACCGGCTTGGTCTCACCTTCCCATGGCAGATGAAATCGGCCAATGCGATCTTGCCCACCGGGGTTACGGTGAGTGCGCAAGGAGTCATCGGATATACCTACGCATCAGGAACCGTCGACACACCGTACAGCACGTGGGTTGCCGGAGCGACGTCGGCAAAAGACATCTCAAGCGGCTACTGGTATTCGCCGTCAAATACGGTCATCACCGGCATTTTGGGTCCTGATATCAGCATGTACATGAGCGCCTATGACTCGGCCAGTGACACGAACCTGTTGAATGCGGCCGGCATCATCACCGTGTTTAACGGCTTCGGGACCGGATACCGGGTTTGGGGAAACCGCTCTTCGAGTTTCCCGGCAAGCAGTTCGGTGACGACGTTCATTGCTATCCGCAGGACTCTCGACGTAATCGAGCAGAGCATCCAATATAGCTCTCTGCCCTACCTAGACCAGCCGATTACCAACGGCCTCATCAACACGATCCTGTCAACCGTGAATGCGTTTATTAACTCACTCATTCAGCAAGGCGCTTTGATCACGGGAAGCAAGGTGACTTACGATCCATCGAACAACACATCGGCGCAGTTGGCTGCCGGGCAACTCACTTTCAACATCAACGTGATGCCTCCACCGCCCGCCGAGCACATCATTTATCAGTTCTCTGTGGATACCAGCCTGTTAGCCAACCTCGGAGCATCGGTTTCCAGCAACTCGTCTAGCACTACCAATGTGACCGCATAAGGAGCGCACCGTGAGTCAGCTTGTCGTCAATACCCTCTGGAATTGCAACGTCTATTTGAACGGCGTCGAACTCCTTGGCCGCGCTGCGGAAGTGAAGATCCCTCAACCAAAGCGTATGCGGGCGGATTACCACGGCCTCGGCATGGTGTCGCGCATCAAGATTCCGACCGGATGGGACGTTATGGAATCCACTATCAAGTGGTCCAGCTTCGACCCTGACACTATCGGGCAAGTGGCGCTGTCGAGTCAGACGTGTTCTGTCAGTTGCCTTGGGGATTTGCAGACCATTTCAGCCTCTGGCGAAATCTTCGAGACTCCAGTCATCTACAACTTCAACGGCATCCCGTTCGATGTGGGCGACATTGATTTCAAGTCACAAGAGTTGGTTGAGTTCACGTCCAGCTTCGACGTGTACCACATCGACTTGAGCGTCGGCGGGGTTCAGATTTATCTCTTCGACGCTTTCTCGAATCAGTACGTCGTGAACGGCGTTGACCAGTTGTCCAGTTATCGCGCAAACATCGGCGGATAAATTCCCATCGCCCGACTGAAGAGATATCGGTCGGGCCACAACCATAGCGGAGCACCCGCGTGTGAGGTAATTGAAATGGCAACAGGACCCGTAGTACTTCCCTCTGATACCGCACCATCCCCCGACCGAATCCGTCGCGAGTTCGACCTTCCATCCGGAAAACATGTGGTGATGCTTAAGGGCACTGGCCGTGACCAGCGTCTCGCCGCTACCGTTGTGGGAGATACCAAAGACCCACTCAAGATTCAAGACGCCCTGGCGTCCCGTCTGTGCCTTGTGGACGGCAAGAAAATCCGCATGGAAGATGTGGACGATATGGAGTTCGACGACGCAATGGTGTTTCGTGCGGAGGTCGGCCAACTGTTGCGCCCTTTGCTTCAGAGGATGGTTGGGATTCTGAAACCCTCGCAGGACCCGGCAACAGACCAGTCATCCTAAGTATGGAATCACTGGGAGCGATGGTGCATGAAGGGGTGAGTCCTGAATCCATCGATTCCATGTCAATAGGCGATTTGGTAGGCTGGTATCTAGTTATGCAACAGTACCAGAAGGCAGTTAAGAAGATCATTCCGAAGCGGAGAAAGTAAATGGCAGACGACGATCAAACATCCATCCTGAAGGTACTCGTCCAGCTTCGTGACGAGGCCACAGAGCCGTTAAAGAAGGTGAGCGAGAGCTTTGAGTCATTCTCGGAAAGCCTTCACGGCATCTGGTATTCAGCATTGGAGATTGGAGCGGGCTACGAGATGCTTAAAGGCATTATCGAGCCCGCGTCTGCCTTTGAGGATGCCCAGGTTGGCCTGCGGATGGTCACGAACGACAGCGCGGAGGCTCTGAAGCAGTTTCAAGAGCAAGCGGAAGAGCTTTCCATCAAGTTCCCCAAGTCCGCGGAGGACATCACCACAGCCCAGGAAAACATGTACAAGAAGCTTGGGGATGTGGGAGCCACCCTGAAGGCTACGGAGATCGCTACGCAACTCGCAACGGCTTTGCGCGTGGACGCTACGACAGGATCAAACATCCTCGGATCAGCCTTTGAGAACCTGAAAATCAAAGGGAAGGACACGAACGAGTCCCTTGAGAAACTGTCGGACAACTTGGCTCTCTTGCGCGCTGGATTCCTGAAGTCTGATGCACCCGTTGGCAATATGGAGCGGGACCTTCGCCAACTAGGGCAGGTTGCCGGCAAGACACACGTGGACGTGGATCAACTGTTCACGGTCTGGGCAGAGTTGAGCAAGCTTGGACAGGGTGGCCGGGCTGGTGCCGCTATCGTCGTCAAGGGCATCATCGATAAGTTGACCGATTCAAACAAAGAAGGCGTCAACGAACTCGCGAAATACGGTCTGCATATCCAGCGGACGAAGGAAAAGCATCTTGACCTGATGGCGACATTGCAGCAGATTGCGAATCTTCCCCGCGCCCAACGTTCGGCACTCGTGATGCAGATGAAGGGGCAGAACGACGCTCTTGGGTTGCTAGTGCAGAACATGGGCGACATGAACACGATCCTTGCCCGGTTCAATGCGGACGCTGGGGAGTCTGCCAAAGATGCCAAGATTGCAAGCGAGACCACATCTTCAGGATGGAAGGAACTTGCGGACGCGGCCACTAACCTGAGAGTCGCGCTGGGAACAGGACTCAAGCCACAAATTGACGGCATCTCGGAAGCTCTGAAGGGAACCGCGGTAGGCATCACTGAATTCTCGAAGCTTCACCCCACATTGACGAACATCTTTGGTGACTTGACGTTGGCGACGGCAGCTCTCGTGACGCTGGCTGGCGTGGTAGGTGCCGGAAAGATGATTGCGCCGTTCATCGCGCTCGCATCGCGCATCACTGGGCTGACTGCTTTGTTTGGGATGATGCAGTCTGCCATATTTGGCATCACGGCGGCGATGGGCGGCGCGGCGACGGCCGGCGAAGCTCTCTCTCTAGTGTTCGCCTCCAATCCTCTCGGATGGGTGGTCATCGCACTGGCAGGACTCGTAGCCATTGCGGAAGCCCTCTACCACATCAAAGACATTGAAGAGATGATGGGATTGCATCCCGGCTCCCACATGAATCCATCTCTTCCCGTGCAGCACGACTGGCAGCAGCCAGAACGACCGCACATGACAGCCTCAGCGTCAGATTTGATGAACACGCGTATGGCGCAACCTTATGACGTTTCCCACCAAATTCGGGACGCTGAAACTCACATGCACTACATGGAAAATGCAACAGTTTCAGTAACAGTGGGCGAAGGGGCAGACGTGCAGATGGTCGGCAATGCGGTGCATAACGCCTTACACCACTCGTCCGATGAAATCAAGACCCAATTTGAGGACATGCTCCACCAAGATTCACGGCGCAGTTTTGGAATTCCATTTACAGGGTGGAATTAATGTTTGCAGCCTTTGGCCCAATCTCGTTTCAGCCTCTCGCGAGTCCTACTAAGTTGGAGGTTGAGAAAAAGTACCACTATGAATCCATCAATGTGATCGGTGCGCCGCCCATCCTGCAATGGATTTACGACAATCTTCGTCACGTCGAACTGTCGATCTACCTTCATAACTTCTGGTGCAAGCCGCAGACGGCCATCGATGCGCTCACTCAACTTGCCGACTTCCATGTCCCGCAGCAATTTGTCTTTGGAAACAAAAACATCCTCGGGACCTTCGTCATCTCAAACTACCGGCTAAAACAGCGGTGGATGGCAGACGACGGCTCAGTGATTGCAGCCGAGATGGATCTTGAACTGACGGAGTACGTGGCGCCTAGCACTCTCCAAAGCAACACGCTAACGGTTGGCACCATTGGGAACTCAACCATCTCAACGACGGCCAATCCACCAGGGCTCACCACATCGCAGAATGCCGCGGCCGGCTCAACGTTGGTTGTGAGTCCTGCCACGGCCTCGCCCTCGGGGATACCGGCACAGACGCCGTATACGAATGTCCCGTTGAGCACGATTGCGAGGGCTGCCTAAATGCCGAATGTCGTGATACCAAACGGTGGAAGCGGGGTCCTGACAGCGTCACTCGTTACCACCTAC